CACTTTTTTAGGAGGGGCGATGAAAGACCTTTTAGATTTAAAAAAGATTTGGGAATGGATTGTGACTCGGTGGAAAGAATCATTTGGTTGGATTGTCATTTGCATCATCGCTTTCATATTCGGGATGCAATGGCAACAAAAGGAAACTACAGACGATTGCAGGATCATGGGGTCGTTCAGAGATAACACCCAGGCGTATTCGTGTCAGGTTAGGGTTCGATAGGAGCAATCATGAAAAAAGTAGAAGACGGCGCAGATCTTGGTGGGCATGTAGTTGCGTTGAATAGCCTGATGACGCAATTAAATAAAGAGGCAAGGCAAACCTATAAGCCTAATTATCAGGCGATTGCCAACATCGCAAGCTCAATGAAGATGCACGCAACGGTTATCGAGAGCTCAATGAAGCGGGAGCTTAAACAATGAAAAAGCTACTGATTGCCTTGATGTTCATTCCAGCTATGGCCCGGGCTGAGTTCCTAACCGGAAACGATCTCTTTATGAAACTCACCGGAGATCTCGGAGACAGGATGTATGCCCTTGGGTATGTCGTTGGAATCTACGATGTCAATGTTCATGTGACGATCTGCCCGCGGGTGGAAAGCACCATAACGGCCGGCCAAGTAAAAGACATCGCCCTTCAGCACCTAACTAATAACCCGGGGCAACGACACCGAAACGCTGAAGCCTTGGTCAGAGAATCTCTTGCTAAGGTTTGGCCATGCCAAAACAGGGGCTCAAGGAATCCGGTATGACCAAGAGAAGCCAAAAGCAGCGGGTGCTATACCGCTTAATCAAGACCGGCAAGATCACAACTGCTCAAGCGGAAAAGATGAGGATTGATCGGTTGTCCTCAGCGATTCATCGCCTGAGGGCTGAGGGTTACAAAATTGACTCAATTCGAGAGGCCGATGGGACGACCTACTACAGACTGCGAGACATCTTATGAAATATGTATTGATCGCTTTGCTTGTCGCCATCCTCGGGGTGTTAATTGAGAGTCGCTTAAATGACCAGTACCAGCTCGGATACCAGGAAGGGGTTAAGACTGCGTTAAAGACTAACCCGCCCTCTGAGGAGCTTGAGCTGGCCTGCGTAGGGCTGTGGATTGGGGAGCAGAATCGAAGGTATTGGCATAAGGAAGCAAGCCGATGAAATATCTGTCCGTGTGCTCAGGTATTGAGGCAGCCACCTCGGCTTGGCACCACATGGGATGGGAGCCGGTGGCGTTCTCTGAAATTGAGCCATTCCCATCAGCCGTGCTTAAGCATCACTACCCGAATGTGCCGAACCTGGGCGATATGACTAAATTTAAGGAGTGGAATCTTGGATCAATTGACCTTCTTGTCGGAGGAACCCCCTGTCAGTCCTTCTCAGTCGCCGGACTCAGAAAAGGATTGGACGATCCGCGTGGCAACCTCATGCTCACCTTTGGTGCCATTGCTCGCCACTTCGCTCCCCGTTGGTTGGTTTGGGAGAATGTCCCTGGGGTCTTGTCGTCAAACGGAGGACGGGACTTTGGTACCTTCCTCGGAATGTTGGGAGAACTCGGGTATGGGTTCGCCTACAGAGTTCTTGACGCTCAGTACTTCGGAGTGGCCCAAAGACGCCGCCGTGTGTTCGTTGTCGGATGTCTTGGAAACTGGCGAGCTGCCGCAGCGGTTCTTTTTGAGCTCGCAAGCATGTCAGGGAATCCTCCGCCGAGCAGAGAAAAGGGGCAAGGAGTTACCCCCGGCTCTCCACCAGGCCCTCAGTACGGTGGCTCAAACGCAGAGTGTGCCGATACCGTCACAAGCAAATGGGCAAAAGGATCAGGAGGACCCTCAGGAAATGAGGGAGGATTATTCGTAGCCCAACCGGTCGGTCTGCCTGAGGTCATGTCCACCTTGTTGTCATCGACTGCCGGGGTATCCCGCCCCGGTAATGCGGCTACAGAGCATGAGACCTATATTCCGATGGCTTACCGGAAATCTAAGCGAGCTCATACCCAAGACGATGATGAGACATGGGTAGATGATGGGATTGCCAATACCGTCAACCTATTCGATCAAGGCGATACGCGCACTACCCATGCCGTAGTTCAACCGATTCCGTTAGATTCCATGAACATCTTCCGAAGCCCGGAGGCAGACGCTTCAACAGGTTGTGGATTGGGGGAGGAGGGAGAGGCGATGTTTACCCTTACCAAAACAAACCATCACGCTGTAGCTCAACCCTTGAACATTTATGGTGGTAACAAGCGATCTGACAGGCCGGAGGGCGGGTTTTATGTCCGGATGAATGAGGACACAAGCAAAACCTTGGACGCCACTTCAGGGTTAAATCCGACTGCCAATCAGGGCGGGACTGCGGTGATGCAGCCGGTTGTCTTTCAGGAAACTGCCGATCCATTGACCGCTTGTTTTGCCAAACATCACGGCGCAAGCGGCGGGAAAGACAGCATTCCGCACAATCATGTTATGCAGTCGATGGCTGTGCGCCGCCTCACCCCGCGGGAATGTGAGCGGCTTCAAGGCTTTTCCGATGACCACACCCTGATCCCGTGGCGGGGCAAGGATGCCTCCCAATGCCCGGATGGCCCTCGATACAAGGCTTTAGGCAACTCTATGGCGGTTCCGGTCATGGCTTGGATCGGGGAGCGGATAAGGATGGTCTGTGAACTACAGAAATAAGACCCTTTTAGAGATCGTCCGGGAGTCTCCCTGCCAGCTCTGCGGGGCCCAAGACGGGACGGTGGTGGCTGCCCACTCCAACCAGCAGCGGGACGGCAAGGGAACGGCCATAAAGGCCCACGACTACCGGATAGCCGCCCTGTGCTACTCCTGCCATATGGAGCTGGATCAAGGCTCTAAGATGAGCAAGGAGGACCGGCAGGACCTATGGGAAATGGCGCACCGCAAAACGATTGGGTGGTTGTTTGAGTCCGGGAGGCTAAAGGTAATACCTGAGTAAAAAGTAGGGGATATTAAAATATTTTGACATTTCTTAAATTTGGACTTATAGTTTCTCTACGGTCATCGTGATCGTTTAGGAAAGGATAGGAAAGAAATGAACACTACTGACATCATCACCTCTGACATTGATCGCTTAGGTCTTCTCTTGGCTGAGATCGATCGTTTGTCCAAAGAAGCAGAATCAATCAAAGACAATCTCAAAGACATTGCGATTCTCCCTGAGGGTCAACATGAGTTCATCGGCAATCTGTTTCGGGCTTTAGTCGTTGAGGCAGATCGTAAAGTTGTGAACTACAAAAAACTCTTTGCCGATCTTCAGATCACAGAAGAAGTGGTTGCCAAGTACACCAAGACCACGCCCGTTATTTCTGTCAAAACCACCGCACGATAAGGAGATGATGATGAAACTGATCAACACTCAATCGGTTCAGATGACAATCAAGTTTCGGGGCAAACAGATTCCAAAAACCGAAACCAAATACACCTATCAGACTGATGATGGTGCGGTTCTGACCTTTATGGCATCTCCTAAAAAGGCATGGACTTGGGATCTTTATAAGGATGAGTCCAACGAAAAGGGCCTTGCCCAAAGCACAAAAATCATTGATCAACACATTCAAAATTTGGGAGCGTAATCATGGCATTCAAAATTGCAACTTGCAGATCTAAAGTTCCATCAATCCTCTCCCCAACTAAGCAAGAGATTGCGGTGGGGGAAAAGATGGAGTTTTTAAAGATTTACTTTCATAACGGGGAGCATTGGCTCAAATTGAAAGATGGGAAGACTGTTCCATCGGTATTTTTTAATTTGGAGGGTTGATCATGGCATGGGTACAAGTAGCCTTAGGTTGGAATGTAATTGAGTTTGTGGGCTTCACCTCAGCCAAGCAGGTGGCTTGGTTTGAGGAGAAGTTTGAGGCGCAAGATGAGGCCGAGAGGCTTAACGAAACCGCCCCTGAGGGGGTCTTTTATGGATGGGAAAAAAACAGATGAGCAATATCATCAAAATGCACCGTCCGGTGGAATACCACCAAGCGGCCAATATCATGGCCAATGGCCACTTAGGCGGTTTCGCTGAGTCCTTGGCCCTGACTTGGTTTAGGGCTGATCCGACCAACCGGGAAAAGATTCAGGCCACTTGGCCCGATCTATTTGTCCGGGCTTTTGAAATCTTTGAACTGAGGGATAAGAAATGATTCTTGCTTATTGCGACTATCTGTCTCACATTATTCAAAAGAACCTAAAGAAGAATGATGTGGAGGGCTTTATCGATACCGTGGGTAAGGTCCAATTTGACCTAAACCCGGACGGGTCCTACCGATCGACCAAGAAGACTCTAAGCGTAGTGGATAAGCACGGGACGGCCTACACGATCACCATAGAGGAAAACCGCAATGACAACCCGGTGTAAAGAGAGGAAAATGCTAACTATGGAAAAGCTCTTCAAGTAAGAGCAAATTGAAACCGAACTGAAACCGAATTGGTTTAATGAAATGTAGTCGGCACCCCGGAGCCGTTAAATTCGGGGACCAATACGCATGGGTGCTACCAACAGTCGTCCGGTCCCCACCGGGGTAGTGCCCAGTCGTATGGGGCAGGGAACTAAAGAATTCCGGCAATGTGGGGTTCGGTTGTTCGTACACAACCTGCCCCGCCAAGTCATAGATGGCAAGGAAAATAGTTGAGTCTGATCGTAGTCCCGATAAGCACGACAGAGGCTAACCGATTTGTGGAGAGCTTCCACCGGCACAATAAGCCCGTGCAGGGAGCAAAGTTTTCGATCGGAGCCTCGGATGGAGATCGGTTGGTAGGGGTGGCGATTGTTGGAAACCCGGTATCGGCCACCCTGATGGACGGATATACCGTGGAAGTTACCCGGGTCTGCGTCTTGGATGACGCCCCAAAAAACACCTGCTCTTTTTTGTATGGCCGGTGTTGGCGGGTTTGGCAGATGATGGGTGGCCGCCGAATGGTGACTTACACCCTGCAGACCGAGAGCGGCTCCAGTCTCCGCGGCGCCGGATGGAAAATAGTCGGTGAGGTCAAACCCCATGACCGATGGGCAGAGAAATCGAGGCGTGATGGAATGAGCAGGGAATGGCAACCGATCTATGGTCAGATGAAGTTTAGGTGGGAGGCGGTGGCAGAAAAAGGGGATAGCCCTTAAACTCGCTCAATTAACCAATTCGATTGGACTAAGGGTCATGCCTGAAACTCGAAAGAAACAAACTGAAACCGAATCGGAATCCAAGTCGGTTTCGGATCAAGAGCCGCCGCAAAAATTCCCCATTGGCCGCCCAACAAAATACGATCCTAAGTTAGCCGCAGATATTTGTGTCCGTATCTCCAATGGAGAACCATTAAGGCAGATATGTATGGATGAAGGTATGCCGGTACAGAGCACGGTATATCTTTGGCTGTCCCGCTTTTCTGAGTTTTCGGAGATGTACACAAAAGCGAGGGAAGATCAGGCAGATACTTTGGCCGATGAGATCCAAGCTATTGCTGATGATATGCCCCTGCAGAAGGTGGATAAGGACGGTGGCACCTCATTTGACTCGGCCTATATCCAATGGATGCGCCTGCGGGTGGACGCCAGGAAGTGGGTGGCTGCCAAGCTAAAGCCGAGGAAATATGGCGATCGGGTAGAGCTGGCTGGAGATAAAGATAACCCGCTCAAAATTGAAGCATCGATCGAAGCCAAAGGATTGTTTAACAACTTGCTGACGGCTATGGAGGCCAAAAAGCAGGTAAACCAAGAAAGGTAAATCATGTCTACACCAAGACTACCACCACCAGAACTGGCACCGGAATCAGTTAGTGATGATCAGATTCGAGCATATTTGAGCTCAAACCCAGGGCTTTCTGACAGAGACATCGCTAAGGCGATGGACCAATACGGGGTCTCGGTAAGCCAGATGGCGAGAGCTACAGGTGGAAATTTAGAAGAAATAGGAAATCGGTATCGGCAGGCGTCTGCAGCTGATGCAGCGGCAATCAGCCCGACTCCGGCCCCAAGGGTGACCGATGAGGAAAAAGTGATTGCGGGCATTGAGGGATTCCGCCCGATGGAGGTTAGGTCTCCGGAAGTTGGGATGCCGAATGAAAAGAGGATTGGAGCCTATGTTCCGCGCATCCGTGGCGGAGAACCGAGACAGCCGGAGTATTTTCTTCCGATGGCGGCTTTGGACCCCCTTTCATCTGCACGGACAACGCTGTCTGCCTCAAGCCCGCGGGCCTATAAAAAGGGCGGGGCGGTGAAAAAGATGTCAAAGGGTAAGTGGTAAGTGCTTGGAAGAGATTCTTGAGATCCTTAAAGATCCAAAGACTCAGGCCAAGTTCGACCAGCTTAAGCCTGAGGATCAGATCGCCTGGGCATGGCGGGCTAACTGGATCGCTAAGGCTCACATCTATCAGGTTGTCCCAACTGGGGACTGGTGGTCTATCTGGCTTATGTTGGCCGGCCGGGGTGCGGGCAAGACTCGAACGGCTGCAGAGCAGGTCGGTTGGTGGGCTTGGACTGAGCCGGGGACCAGATGGCTCGTTGGAGCCCCAACTTCCTCAGATGTTCGTGCCACTTGCTTTGAAGGAGACTCGGGCCTCCTATCAGTTATACCCAGTGCACTTGTGGCAGATTACAACCGCGCATTCCACGAGCTTAAATTGACCAATGGCAGCCTGATCAAGGGCATCCCAGCGTCTGAGCCTGAGCGCTTCCGGGGGCCGCAGTTTCACGGGGCGTGGTGCGATGAGCTGGCCGCCTGGGACTACCTCGATGAGGCGTGGGATCAGATCATGTTCTCCGTCCGCCTGGGCAAAAAGACCAAGATCATCTGCACGACTACCCCGCGGCCGAAGGACCTGATCATCGATCTAGTCGGCCGGGACGGGGATGATGTAATTGTCCGGACAGCCTCAACCTACGACAACCTAGTCAACCTCTCGACTAACTTCCAAAAGCAGATCCTGCAGTACGAAGGCACCAAGATCGGCAGGCAGGAGATCTACGCCGAGATCATTGACCCCGAGGAGTCAGGGATCGTAAAGCGGGAGATGTTCAAGCTCTGGCCGGCGGAGAAAGCCTTCCCGAAGTTTGAGTACATCATCCAGTCCTACGACTGCGCCTATACCGAGAAGACGATCAACGATCCCACGGCGTGCATTACTTGGGGGGTCTTCAAGCCCTTGGACGGCGCTATGGCGGTCATGGTCATCGACTGCTGGCAGGACAGGCTTCAGTACCCGGATCTCCGCCCCAAGGTCATTGAGGAGTATGAAACCGTCTACGGGGAGGGCAAGGAGCGAAAGCGGGTGGACCTAATCCTAGTGGAAGACAAGAGCTCAGGGATCAGCCTGATCCAAGACCTGCAGCGGGCTCACCTGCCTGTCCGAGCCTACAACCCGGGGAATGCCGATAAGGTCCAGCGGCTAAACATCGTGTCCAACATCATCGCCAGGGGGCGGGTTTGGATACCGGAGAGCTCAGTCCGAAAGGGCTATGTCCGGGATTGGGCGGAGCCCTTTGTCTCCCAAATCTGCTCATTCCCGGAGTCTACGCATGATGACTTTGTGGATGCCTGCACCCAAGCGCTGCGGTTCCTTAGAGACTCGGGCTGGCTTGAGATCGATCCCCCTCGGGAGGATTACTACGATGAGGAAGATGCCATCGATGCCGGACTCAGAAAGCGGGAGAATCCGTATGCAGTCTGAGTGGCGGGTAATCCAACAAGGCATGACAATCCCGTTGATGGAGGAACGCAATGGGTAGGATGCAGGGTGTAAAAGAGGGCGTCGGCGCACTGAGCAGGGCCGTCAAGAGGTCTTCTAAGCCAAGAGAGGCAGAGCCGATCAGCCAGGGCGCACTGAGCTCAATCCGATCGGCGGGGCAGAATGCTTTCAAGGAGCAGGCGCCAGCCCGTGAGGCAACAGAGGCCGAGATCCAAGAGGGGCTAGCGAAGCTGCCGCCACGCTCAAAGAAGGCGGCCACAGAGTTTGGCTTGTATCACCCCGTCGGCGGTAGCCTAAAGTTATCCCGACCCGTAAGTGGGATGTATGCAACGACTGTCCCCGATCCGATGTTTAATCCACCGAAGATCGGCATCATTACCCCGGAGCAGTTGGTCAAAGAAGAGGCCGCCCTATTCCCGTTAGTTGGTGATCGTGCTGCCGCAGGGCGTTATCTGACCCATATTGGCGAAAATGAGTTAGAAATTCCGGTAAGACTAACCGGCGGCCCCCGCTACATGGATGCTAATTACAACCCCAATGCCCCTGAAGAGTCAGCAGCTTGGGAATCTGCATCAAACCGTATTACCGCCCTCGGTAGGCAGGCTGCTCAAGCGGGTGAAGGGGGAAGACCCGTTTACGGCGTCTATACCGCAGGATCGGCAATCAATACCGACTTCAACATCATGGGCGCCAATGCGTTACTGCAGCAGTTGCCATTTAGCGAAATCAGTAAAAAAGCAATAAAAGAATTTGATCGGGCGATGAAAGAGGGATCAAAAACATCTCCACCAATACCGGATTGGCCAGGCATTATGAGTCCAGAGGCTCAGGCCATGATCTTGGACAAAAGCAACGGTATCGTCCGGACTAAATTATTTGAGGTCATGGGTAAGGAAAACTTTCAGTCAATGGGTTTTCCGGATGTGGCGGCCACCCGCAAGTCAATCATTGAGCCTGAGTTATTGGATGTCCCGACCAATGAGGCAGGCTATCGAATTGCGAAGATTGACACCACGGGGCGCATTATTGAGAACCCGTTAATTCCGTCCGACTATCCGGTTGCAATGGCAGGGCAAGTGGCTGGCCGTTTAGACCTGCCAGCGGATTACAAAGATGTTTGGCAATCCTACTTTGACGCTCGACGCTTACATGGAAAGCCAGAGTCCGGAGACTATCGTTCGTTTTCCCTGTCGCATCCAATTCAATATGCAGATGATGAGTGGCTCAATCGGCTGATGGAAAGTCGTTACCAGCTCGAGCAACGGTTAAAAGAGGGCAAGGCGGAGGGCGGATTCGTAGAAAGTCCAGAAGGTATCCCGCCAATAATTACTGAGTTAGAACAAGGATTTAAAGAAGGCGGCGCTGTCCATATGCGGGACGGCGGCAACCCTGAGTTTGAGGGGTTCTTTGAGACCGGCCAAGCACCCGACTCTGTTCGTGCCTCTGATGAAATCTTGGTGGGTCGCGGAGTTCGGCGTAAGCGTCCGCAAGTCGGGGAAATCTTTGAGACCCCAGCGTATGCGGTAAAAAGCGGATTAGGAGCATTAGGGTCAGCTGCCAAAGGAGCAGCCCAGGCTACGGTTGGAACGCCAGGGGACATTGAGATGATTGGTCGTGGCATCGGCCAAGCCATCAGTCCACAAGCTGGTGAGGACAGATTAGATGCTTTCTTGCGTGGCATGGAAGCCGAGACCTATCTCCCAACAACCGAGAACATTAAGACAAAGATTGATCCATACCTAGAGCGCTTTGGCGTTCCCCCTGCGATGGGGCAGTTTGAAACTTTGGGTGAGTTTGCTGGAATTCCGATCTCGGTCAGCGCGGTTAAGCGTGGGGCAGAGGCGGTTAAGGATGCGGTGCAGGCAATACCGCAGACCTTGGCCACCCCACCTGTCGGGGCAATAGATCTTGGTGGCAAGCCTGAGAAACTCTCAGTCAACCAGCTGATTGCCAAACTTGAGGCCGGCGAGGACCTGACCCCGGAGCAGAGACAAAAGGCTGAGTATTCCAAGACTCAGAAGGAAAAGTACGCCCAAGCCAACATCGCCCGCCAAGCGAAAGAGCCCGCCCCGAAAGAGGAGAAGGTAAAGGTTCCCGCTAATGAGCTGGGCTTTTATTCATCGGTAGAGAAGGGTCTAGCCAACACAACCCGGACAGAGGGATCTGGCCAAGACTTTATCAACGACATCATGAAGGCCAACCCCAGCTCAGGTGAGCTTGAGGGAACCGGCATCATTGATTGGCTAAAGACCAAAGATAAGGTGACCAAAGAGGAGGTACAGAACTACCTTGATGGCCACAAGATTGAGATTGAAGAAACAGTCCGGGGCACGATCCTATCTCGTGAAGAAAGGCAAAAGCTAAGAGAGCTTGAGCGAGCCATATCAAAAGGCTGGTACGACATCCCGCAGGAGGATTTGGATTGGTATGAAGCAACGAAATTGAAGCTTCAAACATTTAAAGAGCCAAAGCATGAGCGGGAAAGTTTGATGCTTCCAGGTGGGAAAAATTATAAAGAGATTGTACTAACCTTACCAAATCAGCCGGTCAACCAATACGATCAATATGTTCGAGTACTCAATACCAAATATGGTGAAGGGTTTGATAGAGATCTTATAGATCCATCAGAAAAACAAAAATTAACCGACCTTTGGAATAAAAGTCAGTCTCCAGAGGGCTCAATAGATTTGACTTTCAGATCTTCTCATTTTCCGGAGAAGAATATTCTTGCTCATATGCGTATACAAGATATGACTTTGGGCGGCAAGAAGACTTTGGTCATTGAGGAAATTCAATCGGATTGGCATCAACAAGGCCGAAAGTTGGGTTATGGCCAAGGCGATGAAATGCCCGCTGATGATCCTGACTCATTGCTGATGCTTTACAAGGATCGGATGACTCAAGATCAAATAAATTACATAAATGATTTTGATAAACGATTTACGGATGCAACTCCTGAAGGGCAAGAGAAACTTTATGATGAGTTTGAAGATTGGAGAAAAACTCAAAGGCTGATTGGTGGTGGTGTTCCTGATGCCCCGTTTAAGAAAGATTGGTATCAATTAGCTATCCGCCGGCTTATGAAGTACGCCGCAGACAACGACTATGACCAAATCGCCTTGGTCGGACCCGAGGAACAGATCCGCCGTGGAAGTCTTGGAACCTATGTTGATGGCCTGACCTTTGAAAAGAATAAGGACGGTTCTATCAAATTGTTAGCTGAAAAGGATCAGTCAGTAATTTTAGATAAGACCGTGAAGCCCGAAGACCTTGAGTTATATGTCGGCAAGAGCGTGGCCAAGAAGATTCTGAGCACCAAAGATGCTGATGGAACCCTATCGGGAGATGACCTGATGATCGGTGGTGAGGGGATGCGCCAGTACTATGGCCGCACTTACCCAGACTCAATCAACCGGATCGGCAAGAAATATAACGCCAATATTGAGAAGCGGGAACACATAATCAAAGAGTTTACTTCAGGCGATGTAGAACTTTTGCATACTGGTGAATACGATAGACATGGCAAAGGAGTAATTGCTTACGGTGTCAGAGACCCCGAAACAGACGAATATATTGCCTATGAGTATGACTTTGAGAAGGCTCTAAAAGAAGCGAATAAGAAAGCACCCAAGACCTCAATGTGGTTCATGGACTTGCCCGCAGACCTAAAGTCCGATGTAAAGATCGGTCAGTCGTTTAAAGAAGGCGGCGTGGTCACTAAGGACAACAAACTCAGAGAATGGCACATGAGAAAAATGGCCCGCGGTGGTTTGGTTCAAAAGCTAATTGCCGCACAAAAAAAGTAAGGAATAGAGAAAATGGCAGAAGAATTTCCGATTGACCCTGAATTTAATCGCTTCGTTCCGGGGATTCCTGACCCTGCCACGGGCATGACAGAGACTCCTGAGGGGGATGTGCAGGTAGAAATGCCGGAACTGGTGGAGGCTGAGATTGAAGAGCTTCCTGATGGCTCTGCTGTGGTCAAAATGCCAACCAAAGGGCCGATGGATAACGAGGATTTCTACGGAAACCTTGCCGATACTGACGACATCGACTCATTCGACCTGCAGAAACTGGCCCTGAAGTACCAAGACCTGATCAAAAAGGACAAGGAAAGCCGCAAAAAGCGCGATGAGCAGTACGAAGAGGGCATCCGCAGGACAGGTTTAGGCAATGACGCCCCTGGTGGAGCGCAGTTTACTGGCGCATCCAAGGTGGTTCACCCCGTTATGGCTGAGGCTTGCGTGGATTTTGCCGCCCGAGCCATCCGGGAGATGTTCCCGCCCGATGGTCCTACCCGGATCAAGATCCTCGGTGATGTGGATGACGAAAAAGTCACCATTGCGGAGCGCAAACGGGATTGGATGAACTGGCAGTTGACCGAGCAGATTGAGGAATTCAGGGATGAAGAGGAGCAAATGCTGACTCAGCTGCCCCTCGGAGGCTCTCAATACATCAAACTTTGGTACGACGACAGAAAAAAACGCCCCTGTGCAGAGTTCCTGCCTATCGATAATGTACTTCTTCCCTTTGCCGCAGGCAATTTCTATACCGCCCAGCGGGTCACCGAGATCCAAGACATTACGCAGTACGAATTCAAGCGCCGGATCAATGCAGGGCTCTACAAAGACATCAGCCTGATCCGGGCAACGGCCTATCCTGAGGAAACCGCCCCTGAAAAGGCCAACTACAAGGTTGAGGGTAAGGAGCCGGACGAGAATGAAGACGGTGTCCGGCGGGTTTATCACATCTACGCCTTCCTAGAGATTGAGGAAGACAAGTACACCAAGGGTGAGATGGCTCCTTACATCCTGATGGTCGATGAATTGGAGAACGAAGTCGTCGGTCTTTACCGAAATTGGGAAGAAGGCGACGAATCCATGACCAAGCTGGACTGGATTGTGGAGTTCAAATTCATCCCGTGGCGAGGCGCTTACGCAGTTGGCCTCCCACACCTCATTGGAGGCTTGGCAGCGGCTCTTACGGGCTCCCTGCGGGCCCTACTAGATTCTGCCCACATCAACAACGCCGCTACTCTCTTGAAGCTGAAGGGCGCGAAGGTGTCTGGGCAGAGCCAACAGGTGGAAATCACCCAGGTCTCGGAGATTGAAGCAGCTCCGGGGGTGGATGATGTCCGGAAACTAGCCATGCCGATGCCGTTTAACCCGCCAAGCCCTGTCTTGATGGAGCTTTTGGGGTGGCTAACCAATGCCGCCAAGGGCGTGGTGACAACGGCCGAGGAAAAGATTGCCGATGTGGGTCAAAACACCCCGGTTGGCACGACTCAAGCCTTAATTGAGCAGGGAGCGGCAGTATTTTCCTCAATCCATGCCCGTCTGCATGAGAGCCAGCGGCGCGTCCTGATGATCTTGGGACGGATCAACCGCTGGTACATGGACGACATGAAAAAAGGCGATGTTGTGGCCGCCTTGGAGATCAGCCGGGAGGATTTTGAGCGCAATACCGATGTCATTCCGGTCTCTGACCCTCATATCTTCTCGGAAACCCAGCGGATGGCTCAGACCCAAGCGGTTATGGCCATCATGCAGCAGAATCCAGACCTTTTTAACCGCCGGGCGGTTATTTCTCGGTTTCTAAAGCAGATCAAGGTGCCTGGGGTCAACGAACTCATGACCGATGTGCCGCCGCCGGAGAAGATGGACCCGGCCAATGAGAATGTGGCTATGTCGATCGGGCAGATGGCTTATGCCTATCCCGAACAAGATCACCTAGCTCATATTCAGAGCCACCTAGACTTTGCCCGAGATCCGGTATTCGGGGCTAACCCACTGATTGCGCCTCAGTTCATCGCAAAGGCGATGGAGCATGTAAAGCAGCACATCGTCCTTTGGTACTTAAACCGAGCCAAGGGTTATGTAAACAAAGCCTTGGGTGGTCAGCCGCATGAAAACTACGCGATGGTCGCCAATCCCAAGGACATCGATAAGCTCTACGCTATGGCAGCGCAACATATCCAAATGGATACGGAGCAGACCTTGCAGGGCATTCTGCCGGTCATCCAGCAGATGATCCAAGTCAACCAGCAGTTCAAGCCCCAACCGCAGATGACCGCGGAGACCAAGGTGCTCTTGGATACCTCAATGGCCGAGACTCAGCGCCGTGCCGCCCGTGATGAGGCCGAGATGCAGCTCAAGGACCGGGAGATGGCCGCCGACATTGAGCGCGAGATGGCCAGACTGCAGGCAGATTACGACCTCGCTATGGAAGAGCAGAAATATAAGTATGCGATCGCTATGGGCGATATGGATATGAAGGAACGCATCGAGTCGGCACGGCTAACCCGTGATGCGGCCCGGTTGAAGTTAGACCGGGATAAGACCGCCATTGAACTAACCAAAGGAGCTTCAAATGTCTGATTACGACAAAGAGCAGCAGTCTGAGATGGTCAATTACCACGCCCGCCTGGCTATGGGTGTGCCTCTTGATGGCACAAGCCTAAAGCCCACGGGGCAGAAAACCAATTCGGATACCAAATCGGAACCAAAAGGGGGGCTAGCACAAGCTGAGAAAAAATGAACACAACTGCAGACCTGATCAGCGCTATTAAGACTAGGCAGGCTGAAATAGCCGCGTCCCTTGCCGGCGGTACGGCAACGAGCTGGGAGTCTTATCAGCGTTTGGTCGGACAACACCAAGGACTTCAAGAGTCCCTGGACATCTTAAACAGCTTATTAAAGGAAGACGATGAAGATTAACGAACCGGTAGCGTTTAGCGACGCTGAGTTGGCTTGGGCATTTCCGAGCGTAGACCCCGGTGCAAAACCTCTTGGCGCCCGCATTTTGGTTCAACTGCGTCGCGCAAAAAAGAAGGCTACAAGCGCTGGGATTATCTTGGTCCAAGAGACTAAAGAGACCGAGAAGTGGAACAACATGGTGGCCAAAGTCGTGGAAATTGGCCCGTTGGCGTTCAAAAAGCGAGACACGATGGAGCCGTGGCCTGAGGGGTCATGGTGCGAAGTGGGCGACTTTTTGCGCGTTCCCAAGTGGGGTGGAGATCGTTGGGAGATTGAAGTTCCCGGCGAGGAAGATCCGGCTTTGTTTATGGTCATTAACGACCATGAAGTCATTGCCAAGCTCACTTGCAATCCACTTGAAATGAAAGCCTTCGTATAGGGGTAAACCATGAGTGAAGAAACCAAAAAGGAAATTGAGGACATCAAGGTGTCCGAAGAGAAAGACGGCACCGTCACGGTAGAGGTGCCTGATAGCCTGATTGCGGTTGAGGGCGAAGAGCAAAAAGAGCCGGTTAAGGCCGAGGCCGTAGAAGACGATGACGCAGACCAGCCGGATGACACAGACGCCGTCCGAGAGGCTCGCCGCGCCCGTCGCAAGGCCAAAAAGGAGTACATCAAGCAAGTCCAGGTAGAGAAGGATCAAAGGCTGATCGCCCAAGACCGTCTGATTCAGGACCTGCAAAACCGCCTGGCGATGGTTGAGAAAAACGCCAAAGAAGACCAAATGGCCAAGATCAGGAAGGCCATTGAGGACGAGGAAGCAAGACTTCGCTTTGCCAAAATCCGCCTAAAAGAGGCCACCGAGCGGGCTGATGGGGCGGCAGCGGTAAGCGCCCAAGAGATCCTTTTGTCGGCCAATGATCGACTGGCGAAACTTGAGGGGTTCAAGCGGCAGGCCGAGCAACAAGCTCAATCCTACGAGCCAACCTCCGACCCGGCCGTCCAAAGGTACTCCGACCGTTGGATGAAAAAGAACCCTTGGTATAAACCTGATGGCAGTGACGAACGAAGTCTTCTTGCCAAGCGGATTGATGCCCAGCTCGCCAAGGAGGGTTGGAACCCTGCTAGCCAGCTTTATTGGAACGAGCTTGACGCAAGATTTGAGGCAGAGTTGCAGGAAGAAGAAAACGATGCCTATACTGAGCCCACTTACGAGACTCCAAGAAAGAGAGGTCCTAAGAGCGTTGTGACAGGGAGCGAAAGAGAAGTCGGTGGCGGTTCAAGCCAAAACACCTTTTCTCTATCCGCAGAACAAGTACGAGCAATGAAAGACGCAGGTTTTTGGGACGATAAGTCCAAGCGTAACAAGATGATTGCTCGATATGCCCGCGAAGCACGCCAAAATAGGAGCTAAACATGGATTCTCGACTCAAAAAATCTGTTTCTTCCGGATCACGCGAAACTCGCGCAAGCGAGGACGCAAGCCGTAGGCCACCGGAGGATATGTTCGTGTCATCTGAAGAGCGTCGAAAGATGTGGAAGGATGAATTCACACCCGAAGCATTGCCAAAGGCCCCCGATATCCCCGGGTGGCATGTCTGTTGGCTTTCAACCACTAATAGTTACGACAGTATCGATAAGCGATTGCGCCTTGGATATGTTCCGGTTAGCGCCGATGAAATCCAAGGGTTCGAGAATTATCGCGTAAAGTCTGGCGAACACATTGGTTATGTCGCATGTAACGAAATGTTGTTATTCAAGATTCCTGAAGAGGTTTATCAGGAAATCATGACCCACTTCCACCACGATCAACCTTTAGAGGAAGCAAACAAGATCAAGGTGCAGGCGGAGCAGCAGGTCGGACGAGACAGTTCAGGTCGTAGACTTGGACAGGTTGAGGGCGAGGGACTAGGCGACATTGACAAACCCCTACCCGCGCCGGTTTTCCAGTGAGGGGAGGATTTATCAACCATTAAGGAGTAAGAAATGAGTGCAACCTCTGCTCCGTTTGGACTGCGCCCCGCGTTCCACCCCTCTGGTCTGGATCGTGCGTTCGCTCTTGCAAACGGAATTCAAGCGGTTTCGACCTCTGGAAATGTCTCTGCTGGCTACGCCAACAACATTCTCAAAGGTCAACCGGTCAAGATGAACACCTCTGGATGGATCGAAGTCGCCGGCACCGGTGATGCGTTCCTTGGCGCCTTTGCCGGCGTTGAGTGGACCGATGCCACTGGTCGTCGTCGTGTAAGCAACTACTGGCCCGCCAACGAGTCATTCCAAGTCGGTTCCGTGATTGCTTATTTTTATCAAGATCCGCAGATTGTTTATGAGATCCAGGTAGATGGTTCCCTGTCTCAGACCGCAATCGGTGATGAGTTTGATCTCACGAATACGACTGCTGGCTCCACCACCACTGGTCTGTCGCAGGCTACCCTTGGTACCTCGGCCGCTGGTTCTGGTAACGCCAAACAGTGTCGTGTCATCGACATAGCCCCCTACCCAGATAATGCGTGGGGAGATGCGTACACGATTGTACGAGTGCAAATCAGCGAGTCGCAGTACGCAGGTACTGTCAACGCAATCTAAGGAGGGCAGATAAATGGCAGCCCCGATGCGCAGTACCGACTTTAGAAGCATAGTTGAGCCAATCCTCAATGAATGCTTCGACGGAGTCTATGATCAGCGTACCGACGAGTGGTCGCGTGTTTTCACCGAGCAACAAGGTATCCCCCGTAACTACCACGAAGAGCCGGTCCTGTATGGATTTGGCGCAGCACCTCAACTGCCTGATGGAACTCCGGTTACCTATCAGCAGGGCGGTGTGCTCTTCCTCAAGCGCTATGTTTACAGTGTGTATGGCCTGGCCTTCGCACTGACCAAAGTGCTTGTTGAAGACGGCGACCACATCCGTATTGGTCAGGTGTATGCCCGCCATCTCGCTCAGTCCCTGATCGAGACCAAGGAGACCCTGTCCGCCAATGTGCTCAACCGTGCGTTCAACTCCGCTTACCCCGGTGGCGACGGCGTTCAGCTGAACTCCGCTTCGCACCCGATCGTAAACGGTACATTCAGCAACCTGCTGACCACGCCCGCTAACCTGTCGCAGACCTCGCTTGAGCAGATGCTCATTCAGATCCGCCAGGCAGTGGACAACAACGGCAAGAAGATCCGTCTGGTTCCCCGCCAACTGGTGGTGGCCCCGGGCAATGTCTTCCAAGCTGAAGTTCTGCTGAAGTCAGTTCTGCGTTCTGGTACGGCAGACAACGACATCAACCCGATCAAGTCAATTGGCTTGCTCGACGAGGGTGCCGCAGTTCTGTCGCGTCTGACTTCCTCCACCGCATGGTGGGTGCAGACCGACGCTCCGGAAGGCATGAAGCTGATGATGCGTCGTGGCCTTGAGAAGACGATGGAAGGTGACTTTGAAACCGACACCATGCGTTACAAGGCAACCGAGCGTTACGATGTTGGCTTTACAGACCCCCGTGCTATGTACGGCACACCTGGAGTCTAAGCAGTAAAACCCTCACCGGAGAAATCCGGTGGGGGGATGTTCTAGGATTTTTAGCCTTACTGACTGGCCTAGCAGACTTAGTAGAGACAGTAAGGCAATGTGCTACTACACGAGGACAATATGGCTCAAACGACCTTTTCCGGCCCAGTTAAATCCAATAACGGGTTTATCAGCGGCACTGCTGCCGATCCGATTTCGGTAACTTCGGCTCAAAACATCACCAGCTCTTACGGCACTACATCCGCAACGACTGGCGATACCCGACTCGTCTATAACCGTCTGGATTTCACCAGCACGGGCTCTGGCGAGACTCTGCGTGCCTTTAGTCGCGTAAGCGGTGCTAATGCAGCAACCGGCGGCACGATCAATGGCGCCCACATCTCACTGTCGGTCAACACTGGCGGTTCGATCTCTGGCGCTGCTAATGCAATCCGCGCAACTTTGGGCGGCACTGCAACCACCCCGGGCGGTACGCTGGCTGTTCTTCAGCTGGACACCGACTACAGCACCAATGTGACGCTCGGTGCAGAATCTTCATTTATCCGTGTAACCGATAGCGGCACACAGACCGGTGAAGTGCAGTCGATGATCAACATTACCTCTGGTCCTGCAGCAACGGTTGCTCCGACGGCATCAGCAGTCGGTACGGTGTCAAAGGCAATTAAAGTTCGTATCGCTGGAACTGATTACTATGTTCCTGCCTACGCAACCTTTACACCTTAATGCAGATAACTAAGGAATTTTTGCAGGCTGAGATCCAAAAAATGATCGATCAGCGAAATCGTGCACATGAAATAGCGGTGGCATCACAGGCCGCTATTGATGTCATGGATGCCTTGATCGCTCGTTTGGAAATGCCTGAATCAACCGAATCTAAGGAGCCAGAAAATGGGTCAGTTTAAGCCGATGGTCAAAATGATGACCACAGAGCCGTCTATTGAGTTAAAGCTCAAAAAAGGCGGAAAAGTAGAAAAGAAAATGCAAATGGGCGGTGCCCTAGCACCTACCGCTACACCGATGCCAGCAGGTATGCCTGCCCGCGGCGGTATGGCCGGTGCAGCCTCCCCGATGCGTCCCCCCCTGTCCGCTCGCCGTCGCATGATGCGTGGAGCGCCTGCAGGCCCCGTAGGCCGTGCCGCTGCCATGATGAAAGAGGGCGGCGAGGCTGAGGAGTCAATGAAAGAGCATAAGGCTGAAGCCAAGGCTACGGCTGATGTTGCCAAGAAGCTCAAAGAGCATGCCGGCAAACCCGCATCTAAAGCCCATAAGGGCTTAAAGACCGGCGGTGTTGTCAAAGGCCAAGGTGGTTATGCCACCGGTGGTGTGGTCTACGGTCAAGGCGGCTACAAGCACGGCGGCAAGGTTAAGAAGTACGCCAAGGGCGGAATCATTACCGAGCAAGAAGGTTCGCGTGATGCAGGACCCTACAAAAACACCAAGATGGTGACCACCAAGCCCGATCATTCGCCTGCCAAAACAGGTGGCGTGAAGCTGGGTAACGGCGGTGGCTACAAGAAAGGTGGTGCCGCAAAAAAGTATGCTAAGGGTGGGGCGGTAAATGACTCAGGCAAGGCTGAAAGCATGCCGCAGGGTCATAAAAAACCGTCTGCACCCGTAAGCATTACTGAGCTTTCCGGAACATTCAAAAAGGGTGGCATCGTCCCAACGCCCGCTCAAAAGCGAGCTCAGGACGCATTTAAGAAAGAAAATGCCCCTGCAATGAAGGCTGCTAAATCTAAAGATGTTGAGATTTACAGCAAGTACGGGAAGAAAATGCGAAGCGGCGGTATGTGCTAAATAAGGCGGGGGCTTTAAGCCCCTGCTTTTTAAGGAACATAATATGAAAGTTCAAATTGTTTCTAAAACTGGCTCGGGGTCAACGACTGCGCTTGTTATGAATACAAACACAAACCCATTTAATGTGGGTTTTGGTGTATTGGTTACTGGCACGGTCAACTATACGGTTGAGCATTCATTTGATGACCCCGCAGTTGGATTTACGACATGGTTTCCGCATCCGACAATTGATGGAGAGGCAGCCAATACGGATGGCAACTATGCCTTTCCTGTAACCGGTATTCGTTTAACTGTGAATTCTGGCGGCGGCACTGCCACGCTTAAACTAATTCAAGCTGGAATTGCGTAATGGCTTACATAGGCTACACCGGGGTTGCCAATCAGGCGCAAACCACTCCGGGGTGTGCCTTAGGAGTCGTTGCCGATGCCAATAATGGGTATGGGGACGATGTTGGTGGAGATGGGGTGGTAGACACATATTCATGTCTTGTGCCTCCAGTTCCGCCTGAAACTTGTTACATATTGATGGAAAACTCTGGCTATGTCTTACAAGAAGACGATAGCAAAATTTATCTTGAGGTGTGCTGATGGCTGATCAGAAAATTTCCGCAATGCCCTCAGCGGCGACGCTAGACGGGACAGAGATTACGCCTATCGTTCAAAGCGGAGTAAATAAACAAGTAACGACTGCTAACTATGTGTCTGAGGTTCTTGATGTTAATCCCGTCTTGACGACCCAAGGCGGCACAAACATTACATCTTATACGCTTGGCGATACGCTCTACGCATCGGCTACCGATACACTGGCAAAGTTGGCTGGCAACACCACGGCAGTCAAAAAGTTTTTAGCCCAAACCGGGACAGGCTCTGTTTCCACCGCACCGTCTTGGGAGCTGCTTGATCCATCTGACATCAATACTCAGTACGGAGCGTTTCATTACGATAATGGATCAACGCTAACGGCACAGTTACAAAATAACAATGTCACCTCCATGTCGGTGGCAAGCACTACAGATTTTGCATCGTCTGGAAATGTGTTGATTGGAGATGAGGTCATAACCTACACAGGAAAGACACCCACAACTCTTACGGGTTTGACCCGGGGTGTTGCTGGAACTAGTGCTGCAACCCACGCAAATGGCTCTGCGGTTACCTCAGCTCAGATCGCCGCAGCAAATACCGCAACATTAGTTCGATTAAATATTACTGACTTCTCAAACGGTGTGACGGTAGCCAGCGAAACTGATATTACTTTTGCAATAGGTGGGGTTTACAACATTCAGTTTAGCGTTCAGTTACTGAATGCATCAAATGCAAACGATAATGCAGCGCTGTGGTTTGCTCAGAATGGAACAAACATTGTTGACTCAAGCAGCATTGCCACAACGATTAAAAAAGACGGATCTATTGTTGGTGCAAGCATCGTTGCGGCCAACATTTATGTAAGTGTAAATCCAGGGGATGTAGTAAGAATGTATTGGTCAACCACAACGGGAAATTCAATCTTGGTGACCTACCCTCAAAGCCTTGCAAATCCAGTTCGGCCAGCATCGCCTGCGGTTATTCTTACCGTGAATCAGGTGTCGTAATGCCAGCTAAATCTAAAGCTCAGTTTAGGTTTATGAAGGCTGCCGAATACAGCCCGAAGTTTGCCAAGAAGGTTGGAATCAAGCCCTCAGTTGCGGCCGAGTTTACTGAGGCCAATGTCAAGAAAAAGGCTTATGCCGAGCTGCCTGAGAAGATGAAAAAAGGCGGTCAGGTTAATTTAGCCGTTGGCCGAGGAGAAAAACTGCCTGTGTCCCAAGGTGCTGGTTTAACAGCCAAGGGTCGCGCTAAGTACAACCGGGAAACGGGTTCAAAGTTAAAAGCGCCGCAACCGCAAGGTGGGTCGCGTAGAGATTCATTTTGCGCGAGGATGGGCGCAATAGCAGAAAAGAGTGAGCGCGGTAGTCGTTCCCGTGCTTCCATGAAACGCTGGAATTGTCCGGGGTGGTAAATGGCGTACTCAGGAACCGTTTCAACCACGGTCATCAATGTTCAAACCATGATCGATCATGGGGCTCGGCGGTGCGGGAAACTCGCTGAAGAGCTCACATCCGAGCAGGTCTTATCTGCCCGGGAGTCGTTGTATTTTGCCCTGTCAGCCCTAGCAAATAAGGGAATTAACTATTGGGCAATCAATAAGAAGGTTTTTGGTCTGAAGGCCGATCAGTACATCTACACCATGCCGTTAGGGTGTATTGATGTCCTGAATGTCCTTTACCGGACCCTAAACCGTCCGAGCGGCGATTACGCCACCAGCGCAGGGGGGAATGTCAGCTTTGTCGCAGACTCCGATATTGACACTATATGTCAGCAAACCTCAGCCAACGGAAACATTTCCGTCTTCTATGGCACTGACAATCCTATTTACGCCGGTTCTATTGGCATCCTGCCTTATGTTGCAGGGGGCGGTACTGCTACTTGGAATATCATCTATGAGTATTCGGTTGACGGAAGTACCTGGCGCACGCTTGAGGACCTGGGGCAAATAGTCGTTACCGATAATGAATGGATTTGGACGGATGTCGATCCCGGCCAAACCGTTGAGTATTACCGTGTCCGAGCCTACTCTGGCACGACTCTTGCGCTGCGGGAGTGGTATGTCGGCAATAACGCCCGCCTGATTCAGATGGCCCGCCTAAACCGCGATGACTATACCAACCTGCCGAATCAGAACTTTACGGCCAATCAGCCCTATCAGTTTTGGTTTGATCGTACGATCCCGCAGCCGACCATGTACCTTTGGCCGGTGCCAAACGATCCGTTTATTCAGATGACGGTTTGGTATTCCCGGCAGATCATGGATGTGGGAGCCTTGACCGATGAGCTTGAGGTTCCCCAAAGATGGTATGAGGCGGTCGTCTTCATGCTTGCCCACCGTATGGCCTTGGAGATGCCAAATGTGGCCCCGGATCGGATTGCCTACTTGGAGAAGATGTCCGATCGGTATATCTATGAGGCCGAGCAGGAAGAGCGTGACAAGTCGCCGATCTACTTCGCACCAAATATTGCGGTTTACACAAAATAATGCCTAGATTCCTAGACACCCGCGCCCTAACATCTGTAGCCATCGGTGTATGTGATCGATGCAAGATGAAACGCGCCTATGTCAATCTAGGCCCCGATCCTAACTTCCCAGGATTGCGCGTATGCGATCAAGGATGCAAGGATCAATTTGACCCCTACAGGCTGCCGGCTCGGAAGACTGAGCGAATTAACCTTCGCTTTCCCCGCCCAGATGTAAGTGTCGCCAATGTCCAACCGGCCTTGCAGACCGGGGGTTATGGCCAGTTCCTGATATCGACACAGGACAACCAAAATATCCCGGAAAACGATGGCAACCTCGATGTAATTAGCCCGAGCCCATAATGCCTTCAGCACAAGTCACCATTACCCAATTACCTGCCGCCGGTCCAATTCAAGGGACTGAGGCGGTACCTATCGTCCAAAACGGTCAGACCGTACAGACCACAACGGGGGCTATTGCCGCCTCCCCGAGTCAGACTCAGACCTTTATTACGGTCAACCAAGAGCCGAGCCTGATCAATAGTCGGGCCTTGTCTGTCGGATCGGGGTTAAGCCTCACCGATGGCGGAGCTCAATCGACTATGCAGATTGGCCTCGCTGGAGCGGTAGCGAGCCTTTTCTCCTCTACTTTGGGGCTGCAGTCCAAAACTAACGCCTCAACAATGGTCGGGCGCACGATTACAGGCTCCACAGGGGTCTCGGTTTCTGACGGCAATGGCATTGCAGGAAACCCAACGATCGGCCTTACAGGGGCCGTAGGATCGCTTGCAGGGCTTGCCGGAACCGGTGTCCTAGGGATTGTTGGGGGAAGCAGTGTCACCGCCCTAGAAATTACGGGAACGACTAATGAGATTGATGTAGCCAACGGAACCGGACCCGGAAACCCGACTATTGGGATTTCGGACAACCCGCGGATACCAGGCACCGGGGCGATGCTGATCCCTAACGGGACAACCGCTCAACAGATCTATGGCCCGGATGGGCAGATTCGATACAACACTCAGACTCAGTATTTTGAGGGCTTGATTGGTGGTGCTTGGACTAACGCTTTAGGCTCATCCGGCATCAGTGGATTTTCCGGCTTTAGCGGATTTTCCGGAATTTCAGGATTTTCCGGATTCTCAGGCATTTCCGGTTTTTCTGGCTTTTCTGGACTTAGCGGTATATCGAGTACCTTTTACCCATACCGCACTAATACGGGAAGCACCTCAGGGGACCCCGGATCAGGCAAGCTACTTTGGAATAACGGAACCCAAACAAGCGCAACACAAATCAATGTCAATCACATAACGGACGATGGCGTTGATATTGATGTCTTTTTGGCCCTGCTTGCCGAAACTGAAAACTTCATCATTCAGGATCAAGCTAATAGCGGAAACTTCCAAAAGTGGCTGATCAACGGGGCGCCATCGAATGCAGGTAATTACTGGACGATTCCTTGTACGCTTGTTGACTCCGGTGGAACTGGAACCTCAGGGTTTGCAGATAACCTTGAAGTCATCCTTGCGGTCGTAAACGGTATTAGCGGATTCTCTGGCACTTCCGGATTTAGCGGATTCTCGGGCTTTAGCGGAATTTCAGGCTTTAGCGGATTCTCAGGTTTTAGCGGAGAGAGCGGCTATTCAGGTTTTTCAGGAATTAGCGGATTTTCCGGTGATAGCGGAATCAGTGGATTTTCTGGAATTTCCGGTTTTTCGGGCGAATCAGGATTCAGCGGATACTCAGGCAGTGGCGTTTCGGGTTTTAGCGGCGAGTCTGGTTTTTCGGGATTTTCTGGTGAATCAGGTTTTTCGGGAGCTAGCGGATTTTCCGGCATCAGTGGATTTTCTGGCGATAGCGGAATTAGCGGATTTTCGGGATTTAGCGGAGAGTCTGGATTCTCAGGATTTTCGGGTTATTCGGGGCTTGATGGCATAGCTCAAAGCGGCACTTCGGGATTCTCAGGATTTAGTGGCCAATCAGGATTTTCTGGATTTTCAGGAACTAGTGGATTTTCGGGCCAATCGGGAACTTCAGGATTTTCAGGCGCAGTTGGATCGGCATCAACTTTTTATCCATATCTAGCGAAAACAACATCACAAAGCGGTGATCCAGGTGTTGGATTTTTGTTGTGGAACAACGCAACTCAATCAAGCGCCACGCAAATCAATGTAAGCCATGAAGATGACGATGGAGTTGATGTTGATATTTTCTTGGCTTTAATTAAGCAAACTCAACGATTTACAATTCAAAGCAGAACATCGAGTGCTAATTATCAAGTTTGGGAAGTCAACGGAACCCCAAATAATGTAAATCCTGGCTTATCAAATAGTTACTGGGAATTCCCGGTCAGTCTTGTAACCTCAACTTACAGCTTTGCAAATAACGATCCAATTATTTTTGCAATTACAGCTGGTCTTAGTGGCTTTTCCGGAACTTCAGGATTTTCAGGGTTTTCCGGTTTCAGCGGAATCTCAGGGTTTAGTGGAATTAGCGGATTTAGCGGAACTTCAGGTTTTTCGGGAACTTCGGGGTTTTCAGGTTTTTCCGGCATTAGCGGCTTCTCGGGCTTCAGTGGCACATCGGGATTTTCGGGTGCGCCGCCGACGACAATTTCTGTCGCTACGACTTCTACGACGCCGGTCTACCCCGTCCTAGTGGCCGGCACGACCGGAAGCCAAAGTGCCTTGACGGACTCTGACTTGAGCTATAACGCAACAACCAATGCCTTCTTATCAGGTGTGGTGGGCGGAACCTTCTGATGAAGTATTCAATCGTCATCCCAACCTACAACCACTGTGATGACCTGCTGCGGCCGTGTCTTGAGTCCGTCTTTAAGCATTCCGTTATGTCCGAGGTGGAGATAATCGTATCGGCTAATGGATGCACGGATAACACCCGCTGGTATTTAGAGTCTCTGAAAAATCAGTTTGATCGGGTTGGGTTTGGGGATCACTTCAAGGTCTTATGGAGCGATGTCCCCTTGGGGTATCCAGTCGCCAACAATGTGGCCATCCGCCATGCGACAGCTGACCGGATTGTCCTTCTGAATAACGACTGCATCCTCTTGGACCAAGAGCGCGGAACTTGGCTAAAGATGCTGAATTCCGCCTTTGAAGACGAGAAGTGCGGGATCTCAGCCGTCTTAAAGGCCCATTCAGAGATTACCGGCCGGGACTTTGCGGTGTTTTTCTGCGTGATGATCGACCGTAAGGTCTTTGAGACCGTTGGCTTACTGAATCCGGAGTTTGGGGCAGGTGGGTGCGAGGACATTGAGTTTTGCTTAGAGACTGAAAACGCCGGATTTAAGGTGATTCAGTGTGAAAATCAGGGCTGGAACGGCCAAACCAACACCGGAGCCTTCCCGATTTATCACAAGGGCGAGGGTACGGTTCACGATTCGGTCTTGGTAAAGGATTGGAAGTCCGCTTTTTTCCAAAACCAGCTTAAATTGGCCGAAAAACATAACCCTGAATGGGCCAAAAACGCCCACAGACAGGCTAAAGACCATCAAATCAGGTCATCCCTTGCCTGGATGTGCGAAAACGGCCCTGAAGCCAAGGAATTGTTCGATGAGGTGATCGTCGGGAATGTCTATGGAGCCTCTGAAGAGTCCATGCGTGGCCGAGAGGTCATCGATATCGGGGCTAATATGGGCACCTTTTCAATCTTGGCCGCTAGCCTTGGGGCTAGGAAGGTCATAGCGATTGAGCCGGTGACCCCGACCTTTGATGTCCTGATTAAAAATGTATGGAAGTCGGGTTCAGATGTCATCAAGCCGCAGAAGGCCGTGGTTTCTGACCGTGCCGGGGAGTATGTGCGGATAGGGCTACAGCAAAAAACGGGCCATAACAGCCTTTATGGCGTCCAAGAAGACTTTGAAGAGGTCTATTCCGTCACCCTAAATAACCTCTTAGACATGGTCGATGGCAGCAATGTCTTCCTTAAGATGGACTGCGAGGGTGCTGAGTACGACATCCTGATGAACGCCTCAGAAGAGGACATGGAGCGGATCACCACGATCGCCCTAGAGGTTCACGGAGATCTGCACCCCAAATATCGGGGCATCGAGGTAATAGAGAAGAAATTAGAGTCCTTCGGGTTTACCCTTAAAGACCGCAAACATATTGGTGCTTGGGATCTAGGCTCTCAGGGAGAGATGATCAACTACCGAGACTTGGGCAGGACTAACGAGATATGGACAAGATAGTTCTCTGCTCAATATCTACCCGGGGGCGATATCACACGACCTTGCCTATAGCCCTAATGGCGGTGGCCAATCAGACACGGCCGGTCGATAAGCTGGTCATTTTTGACGATAACGACAGTCCTGAGGATCTTCGGGAGCATCCTGTTTATAAAAACCTATTCTGCATCTTGAACCAAAAGGGAATTAAGTGGGAATGGCTTTTTGCCGGGAAGAAGGGTCAGCACCATAATCATCAGATCGCCAACAACATGGGCTATGACTGGGTTTGGAGAGTCGATGATGATGCTATCCCTGAGCCAACTACTTTGGAAGTTCTTGTTAGCCATATTGCAGATGATGTAGGGGCTATTGGCGGGGCAATTCTTATGCCTGGCCGGCCGTTCGATACATCCAAGTCAACCGGGCTACTAGAGAAGATTGATTCTGAGGCGAACCTTCAGTGGGCTGAGATTAAGCATTTGACCGAGGTTGATCACCTGCACTGCTCATTTTTATACCGAGCTGGGGTGGTGGACTATAACCTCGGACTTTCTCGGGTGGCCCACCGGGAAGAGACTATGTTTACCTATTCTTTAAAGAAGAAGGGTTACAGAGTGCTTGCCGTCCCCGGGGCTACGACTTGGCACCTAAAGGCTGAGGGCGGGATTCGGATGGAGAAAAACGCTGAACTTTATGCTCATGATGAGCGGATATTCCAAAACTTCCTAAAGCTCAGAGACAACACCGTGGTGGTGCTAAACGGGGGTATGGGCGATCATATTGTTTTCACGCACCTGTTGCCGGAAATTAAGAATCCAGCTGTTTTTGGATGCTATCCCGAGATTATTCCGGGTAGATCGATTGCTGAGGCGCAACAGATGCTAGGTGATATTGAGCCGTACAGTATTTATAAAAAGATGCACCAATGGGGTTGGAAAGATAGTTTGGAGAAGGCTTACCGCAAGATGTACCTATGATTTTGATAGCACCATATGCGAAAAAACTTAGAACCGGAAAGCGTAACCCAAAAGACTACCCATATTGGAGCGAGCTTTTAGAGATGATTGACGAGCCGGTCGTGCAGATCGGCATAGATGGAGAAGAGGCTTTAGTTGAGGATTTTAGGAAAAACCTACCAATAGCAGAATTAAGGAGTTTGATTAAGCAATGCAAGACATGGATTGGATGCGACAGTTTCTTTCAGCACCTAGCCTGGGACGAGAAAAAGCCCGGGATAGTGCTTTGGTCGGTGTCCGATCCGCTGATCTTCGGTCACCCGGAGAATATAAATCTTCTCAAAGATCGGTCTTGCTTGGCGGAAAACCAATTTCTGTGGTGGGAGATGGTAGAACACAAAAGCGAGAAGTTTGTGGAGCCGAAGGTGGTTTACCAACACTTGAAGGAACTTTTAATTAAGAGGTAGAAATGGCACAAGCAGGCTATACCCCAATATCGCTATATCACAGTACTACGGCAACGAATGTACCTAGCAACGCAAACTTGGTTGCAGGTGAGTTGGCGCTCAACATTGCCAACAACGATATGTCGATGTACATGGAGAATGCGTCCGGCACGGTAAAACTGTTTTTCAATAACCCTGCTGCCCTAAAGTACCCAACGGCAGACGGCACTAATGGTCAGGCAATTACGACCAACGGCGCAGGGGTCTTGAGCTGGACGACGATTACCAGCGGCGCAACGATTAGCAATGACACCTCAAGCTCAACCGACTACTACCCGTCGTTTCTGCAAGCTACAACCGGTTCGGCTCTTAATATCTATACCAGTAACGCAAAGCTACTTTATAAGCCAAGCACCGGTGAGTTGAAAGCCTCAGAGCTGGTGGCCTCAAACGGACTTTTGGTAAATAGCACCACGGTATCGGCAAGTTACACCATCGCCTCAGGAACCAATGCTCTGTCGGTTGGGCCGGTAACTGTGGCTTCAGGTCAAAGCGTGACCGTATCTTCTGGCCAGCGTTGGCTTGTACTGTAAGGAGCAGACATGAGTACGATTGCAGCAGGAACCACATCCGGTAGCGCGTTAGTTAATACCGGGGATACAACCGGTAATTTGGTGTTTCAGACCAATGGCACGACGACAGCCTTAACGCTGAATACATCGCAAAACGCATCTTTTGTTGGCACGGTGACGGCAGTTGGCGGCGTTGCGGTTAGCGGGACATCGAGCGGCCCAGCAGATGTAAAAATTTATGAGGATACGGACAATGGCACAAACTATGTGTCACTGACCGTTCCGGCTTCTCTTGCATCAAATGTGACCTGCACTTTGCCGTCAACAACATCGACTCTTGGGTACATCAACCTTCCGGCGGTAGGAACGAAAACAGGTTCTTACACCCTCGCAGTTGGTGATGTTGGTAAATATGTTCAAGTAGGTTCTGGTGGGTCGATTACTATACCTGATGCAACATTTGCAGAGGGTGATGCAATATCAATATTTAATAACACCACTGGCAACATTACGATCACCTGCACAATTACAACCGCTTACATCGCTGGAACGGACGCCGATAAAGCATCAGTAACTTTAGCCACTCGCGGCGTAGCAACAATTTTATTTATTAGCGGCACTGTTTGCGTAATTACGGGGAATGTGTCGTGAGCGGAATTATGCTTTCATTTGTTGGAGCATCTGGAAAACTACCTCTAGATGTTGAGGCTCTAATTGTGGCTGGTGGCGGTGGCGGTGGGTGGGCAGGCGGTGGCGGTGGTGGAGGTGGATACAGAACAAGTAGTGCTACTTTATTAGCAAATACTAACTACACGGTTACAGTTGGAGCTGGCGGGGGAGGTGGATTTTGCGTTGGATTTGGCCCTAGAGGAGCTAGTGGATCAAATTCAGTTTTTAATACGACAACTTCAGCAGGCGGTGGAGGTGGTGGCGGTAGAGGGTATCCAGGTTACCCTTGTTGCATTCGCGCTGGAGCAAATGGTGGCTCCGGCGGAGGAGCAGCAACAAGTAATTGTTCGTGGTCTGGCGGAACAGGAAACACTCCAACGCAAAGTCCATCGCAAGGAAATAATGGTGGCAATAATGCAACAACTTGTAGAACTGGAGCCGGCGGAGGCGGTGGGGCAGGCGGTGCTGGATCTAATGGAGGAACATTTTCCGGAGGAAATGGTGGATCTGGATCTACATCAAATATATCTGGTTCTTGCGTAACTTATGCCGGTGGCGGTGGCGGCGGTGTTATTGCTTTTCCAACAGTGTCAACAACAACATCTGGAACAGGAGGTTCCGGCGGAGGAGGCAATGGAGCGGCAACAAGCGGTTCTGGTAATGGCTCTAATGGCACAGCAAATCGTGGGGGTGGCGCAGGCGGTGGAATTCAATGGAACAATTCAGGGTCTCCAGTTAATAGCAATGGAGGAAACGGGGGATCAGGAGTTGTAATTCTTAAATATCCAAGCGTTTATTCGATTTCAAATCCTGGTGGAGGTCTTACTTTTTCAACTACAACATCAGGTGCAAATAAAATTAGTACATTTACTGCCGGCACTGGCAATGTTTCGTGGAGTTAGCAATGGCTCATTACGCATTTCTTGATAAAAATAATATTGTAGTTGAAGTTATTGTCGGAAAAGAAGAGAACGAAGACGGAATTGATTGGGAAAAGCACTATGAAAATTTTCGTGGTTTAGCGTGCAAAAGAACTTCATATAACACCCAAAAAGGAATCCATAAATTAGGAGGAATTCCTTTTAGAAAAAATTATGCTTGTATTGGATATAAATATGATGCTGAAAAAGATGCTTTTATCCCCCCAAAGCCTTTTAATTCGTGGGTTTTAGATGAAACAATTGGAGGTTGGATTCCACCTGTTGCAATTCCAAGCGATCATGAACAAGGAAATCCACCCAAAATTTATATTTGGGATGAACCAACAACTTCTTGGAAAATAGTGGAGTAATTATGGGCAAGAAAAAAGTATGTAAGGCCGCCGAACAGGTAAAAGAAGTTGTGCAAAACACACAACTAAATGTTGCCTTTCACTTTCCTTGCCCAATCTACCTGATTGAGCGTCCAGACTTCTTAGAAGCCGTCAATAAGGTTTCAGAAGAATCTTTGGAGAAACAGCGCAAAGAACACAAGATTGACGAAATCTATCCTGTTTTAATGAGCGAAAACTTTTACGCTGATGAGCGGGTTCAACCTTTTGCCCAATTCGTAGCCGCTACCGCATGGAATATCCTCAACGAGCAGGGATATGCCATGCAGGACAAGGTGACCTCCTACATGGAGATGTGGACTCAGGAACACCATAAACAGTCCTCTATGGAGCAGCATACACACGGGTACGGATCTCAGATCGTAGGCTTTTATTTCCTTGAGGTTCCTGAGAACTCCTCTCGGGTGGTCTTTTATGACCCACGGGCAGGAAAGGTTCAGATCGATCTACCTGAGACCGATGCCTCTCAGGCTACCGTGGCAAGCAAGATGATCAACTTTGAGCCAAAACCGGGGCTGATGATTTTTACTAACGCTTGGCTAGCCCACGCATTTACCCGCCACGCCGCCGATAAACCGATCAAGTTTGTGCATTTCAATCTGTCGGTTCAGATGGCCCAGCCGGTTCAGGCGCCTATGCCCGCAGCGGAGATCGTATGAACAAGTACTCAATCCGCTTTAACAAAACCCGTGGTCAGCCCGGTCGAGGCACGATGGATCATGTTTGGCGTGTGTTTGAAAACGGCAAAGAATACTTATTTAAGAACTTAGATATTTCAGTTCCCATCAAAAGTGAAAAAGATGAGAACGGTGTGGATTACAACATTTGTTGTACGGGGTACTTAGAGATTGACCGGGAGTCATCCACGGCGGTCATTAAGGCTACTGTCAAAACTGCTTTAACGATGGAGTAAATTATGGCAGCAACTATTAACGGCGACGGACTGATAACGCTTGACGGTACATCAACCACTCAGGGTCGAGTAAGACTTGCTGAGGATACCGACAACGGTACTAACTATGTCGAATTACAGGCGGCAGCCAATATTGCATCAAATGTGACCTTTACCTTGCCTAGCGCAGACGGCACAAGTGGTCAGGTACTTCAGACGAATGGCTCAGGAGTTCTGAGTTTCGCTACAGCTGCCGGTGCCAACTTACAAGAATTTACCTCTTCAGGAACCTACACCAAACCCTCTGGTGCAACCTTTGTGCTTGTAGAGGCATGGGCAGGGGGTGGTGGTGGTTCCTCTGGTCGTCGAGGAGTTAATGGTGGTAAATCTGGCGGAGCAGGCGGTGGTGGCGGTGCTTATGTTCAACGACTTTTTAAAGCAGCGTGTGTAGGCTCAACAGAAACTGTAACTGTTGGTGCTGGTGGATCTGGTGGCGCAGCAAGAACAACAAATAATACTAATGGCGCAACAGGCGCAATTGGAGGAAATACTACATTTGGTTCTTTATTAACTGCCTACGGAGGTGGTTTTGGTTGTGGCGGTCAGCAAAAT